TGAAGTCCTTAGTCTGTTGCAACTGCGGCGATAACCTCAGCGCGTCAGTGACGTACACCATCTGGAATTCCTTAGGCAGTCGAGCCATGTACTGCATGTCACGGGCAAAGCTATCAGGCGTTGCAGTCATAGACTGCGCAGTCGACACGGCATACTTAACCGCAGGTTCTTGTGGCACCTCAGTGTCAGCAGGGTGCAAGCGAATGACGTCGATGCTAGGCATCTTGTTCATCATGTCACGTGCGGCTACCCACTTGGCGGCGGCACCTTCGCCCACCTTACCCTCGGCGGCAGTCAGGTACATGTTAGTGGGTAAGTCGTTAGGCACTTCTGTGAACAGCTTAGTCCACGAGCGTTGGGTTGGGTTGCTACGCCTGTTGGGGTCGTAGTCATTGAGTAGGTTGGGACGCAAGCGAAGGAACGCGATACCCATGGCATCAACGCCGTTGTTCATAGCCCATTCACACCAGTCATCGAGCGAAGTCTCGACGTCGAAGTGGTACATGCGGTCATTGAGGTGGCCTAACAGTGGCTTGGCACCGGCGCGGTCTTCTGCGCGATTACCTGTGGCGATCATCACGACGTCGTCGTCTACCTTGAACATCGGGGTCTCGCGCTCTAACACGAAGCCTGCCGCCCACGTCTGCAACTGTTGGTTAGACTGCGCCAATTCCTCTAACACAATCATGCCTGCACCTGTACCTTGGCGGAAGTCATAGAACATTTTGGTCGGATTGAACACGGTCATACCGTCGGTGACAGAGGGCACACCAGTGAAGTCGACAACATCATGGTTGTTGATGTGTACGACAAGCACACGATCACGGGGAATGCCTAAGTCATCAGCGATTTGAATAGCCGCGTCGCTCTTACCCATGCCTGGCGCACCATGCAACATCGGCACGGCTTTGGGTGATTTACGGAAAATTGCAGAGGCGGTTGCCTTGCACTCATTTATACTAGCCATAGATTTACTCCTGTGTGCACTTATATGTGCACGTTTGGTTGCACATGATTACATGTAAACAGATAACCTGTCAACACGTCAGCCATGTAGGTTGGTCACGCTTTGTGTACGTGAGTAGTTTAGCCTTCTCGTTTATGTAGTAGGCACGGTAAGCAACGACAGCATCGTCGTGCTTGTACTCGTCAGGCATAGCCTGTGCGAATGGGGTCGGGTCGTCGTCGCGCATCTGAGCTGGTGGCTCTGCGAGGACGTCGCGTAATTTTAACCAAGACAGGTGGGTGTTGCCGTACCTGTACTTGTACTCGTCGTTAAGCGCACGGAAGTGATCGAACAACCACGCATAGTTGGCACGTGATGTTGCCGCCCACAATGTGCAGGGGTGATGCTTGTGCGTTGACTTGTACAGTTGCACGTCGTCGCTACCGTAATGCCGGTGAACGGTTGACAGCATCTGAGCACACTCCAATGGCATCTTGACCACGTGCTTATCGACTTGCATTTGCGCGGCGATGGTTGGGCACGTGTCGAGCACGAATATATTCACGACGTCACCTCTACTAGATCATCATCGGTCATGCCGTCGGCAATGGTAGATACGTCGATGTCAGCGTCGAACAGCTTGATACTACCGTCAGCGTTGAGCAATGCGGTGCCATTGTCGTCGACTTTGTAGAACTGTACGTTCCACACTTCGATTGAATAATTTTTTGCCATTAAAGGGTCTCCTGTTGCACCTTGACGTCTATGCCAAGTGATTTGATTAACGAGATGACGCGGTCAGTCAGCGTTGCTGTGCCTGCCATCTCTGCGAATGTGTGTGCACGTGGACACACGGGGTAAACTACGCGGTTGCCGTAGTTGTTTGCGATACGCACGGTGATATTCATGCAACCTCCTGTTGGAATTGGGACAGCACGTCGTCGATGAGTGCGTCAGTTAAACTGTCGAGCGCGGCGTGAGTCATACCGTCGACGATGCAACGCTGAGCGTATGCCGTGGAGCACTGCGCATCATGTGCGGTATATTTGGTAAACTCACCGATAACGAACGAACGCATGGACTTGCGGTCATGGCGGTGCGCGGCTACGTATTCCTTGTTACGCAAGCCATGATCTTCGCCAAGATACGAACCGTCTAGCCAACAGCTGAATAGACTGCGCGTTGGATGGTTGCAGTCGGTTAAGATTGGTCCGCTTAGGTCGGACAGGATGCGACCCTTAACGGTGTCGCGGTTGAATACTGACATAGTAACTCCTTACTCAGTTAGATGCAGGCGTTGTACCGACGGCACAGCTCTTCTGCATAGTTGCGGTAACGGATGCGCTCTTCGACAGAACGTCCGCTGCGGATGTGAACGACAGCCCACATGTCACCTCGACGGCGTACCTCGTACAGATCAGAGAACATTACTTGTCCCCTGTGCTGAGGTCGGCGCGGTAATCACGATAAACATCAACTGGTGTGATGCACTCACCTTGCACGTACCCACCGACAGCATCGGTCGGGAAGCGTTCGCCGCATCCAGTGAGCCAGTTAAGAATGATGAAGGCGAAGAACAGACCGAACACCGATGCGAACACAATGCTACCGAGCCAATCAATGGCGCGACGGGTATTACTTCGACTAACTGCGCGGTCTATGCGACGTTGTCGCGATGAAACGTAAGACATATTAAACACTCCTTATAAGTGGTTACGTGTAAACAGATAATAGACAAAAGGTTAATTAGACAAGGGCAATTAGACAGCGTCTAGCGCGTAAGCCCTTGGTATTACTGTATTTAGACAATTAGACAAAGATTTAGAACAAAGTGCGGGGACGCCAATGGAGGGCGCGTTTTTCACTTCAACACGTCAGAGTTATGAAATCCTGATGTTATTATTTATGCTTGTCTAATTGTCTAATTGTCTAAATATAATAATATATACTATATAAAACATACACTTAGGTGGCTTGGGTATTTAGACAAACGACTAGACAAGCCATTTCGTGTCTAAATACCCTTGCACAGTGGATCACGCTACCGATTTGATAGCGTCGTCGAGGTCTTGCATCGCTTGGCGATACGCGGCGAGGTCAACTGGCTTGATAACCGCGTCGTCTTTTGTGATTTGACTGGTTAAAGACTTGATGCGTTGCACGGCGTCCAGTTCTTTGATGATCGTCGCGGCGGATTCCTCGTTGGCGAACCAAGCAGGCACCTCGTTGGTGAGATACTCGACAACCGCGTCACCGTCGACGAAGTCAGACTCTTTGCGTTGCGTCTTGTTGAGTTTAAACGTGCCATCCTTTTGTAGCATGGCGAAGCCGTTGGCATGTACCCAAGCGGTTATACGCTTACGGTTTACGCCTGATGTTGCTTCGAATAGTTTAGCGAACGGCGTGACGTCACCATGTTCGAACGCATGACCCGCCGCGTTACACAATACGACTTGGATGTTTGCACGAAGTGACGCAGTGGTGCGACGGATGCCGCCGATTTTAGCATTAAGCTCTTTAGTAGTTAACATGATAGATTACTCCAATGGTTAAAGGGTTAGGGCAATGGATACGCGTGATTGCATATACATTGTGATAACCCCTTCAGGTTCTCTAGCGCCGCCGCGCGTCCACTTGACTAATGTCATCAAGTTTCATCCGCCGGTGAGGATGCAGTTACTGAAACCAAATGTTCCCCTGCTATCACGCGTGCTATTACACGCATCCCGTCCGCTCTACTAACGACCCCAACTTTTCGCTCTGCCTTTCGGATACGCTTGAGCGTTGGGCGGTTCACAAAGTAGCTAGCCGCGTGCACAAAAGCGCAAAAAGTATTTCTGCCGGAGAGAGAACCTTAGTTCCAGATCGCGATGATCGTTGAGGGCTTTTCACTCTCTCACCAAGGGCGGCGCGTAAACACGAGGGGGGCGGGACCGACGGGGGGGCGGGGGGCCACCAGCCCTTAGGTCTCACGTACATCGCAACCCAAAATTTGACCCTTTTTAAGCTGCTAACCTCTTGTTCATTTAAATTCCAAATATTGACACAGATGTGCTCACGCGTTAGCATCTGACACCATGAGCAAACAACTGTACAAAGCAATAGACCCTACACAGGTCGATAAACCCATCTTGTCCCCTGCGGATATGCTGGCGATTGAAGAAGACCCGTCCAAAATGGAGACGGTAGCTCGAATGCTGGGCGCAGTTAACCTAGATAACTTGTTCCGCCATATGCAGAACCCCACAATAAACCCCATGGCCCGGATAGAGTTCCAAAAAATGCTGAATAAGCTCGGCAAACTGGAACCGGATACCAAAGCGGACAACACAGGTGGTGGACCACAGGTCATAATCAACATCACACGCGCTAAGGACCGAGACGACGCCATCACAATCGAAGGTCAGGCGCTCGACGATGCTACATGAAGTTAATTTTGAGGTCATAGCGAGCCTCGACGACTTTTTCTACTCGGAAAAGTTCATATCTTTGGCTGTTGGACCGGTCGGATCGACCAAAACTACCGCCGGTATTATGAAAATTGTGCACCATGCGGCACAGATGGCCCCGTGTAAGGATGGAATACGTCGTTCTAGGTGCATTTGGGTGCGAAATACGCGAGAACAGCTCCGAGATACGTCAATTCCTGACTTTTTGAAGTGGATACCCGATGGAATCATGGGTGCTTTCCTCAAAACTGAGTACAAATTCGTCATAAAAATGGGTGATGTAGAGTGCGAAGTCCTATTTCGCGGGCTAGATGACGCCAATGACGTGCGAAGATTGCTGTCTTTACAGGCTAGTTTCATCATATTTGACGAATTTAGAGAGATTCACCCCGACATTTACAACGCTGCACAAGGCCGTGTAGGCCGCTACCCAGACAAAATGATGAACGGGGTAGGGTGTGTGACCGACGATGGGCGGTCGAATATGCACATTTGGGGTATGACTAACCCCCCTGACATGGATACTTTCTGGGAAACACTGCTCACTGAGCCGCCAGAGAACGTACATATCACGATACAGCCCAGCGGTCTCTCTCCTGAAGCCGACTGGACGCAGTTCCTGCCAGATGATTACTACGACAACCTCGCTCAAGGTAAGACTGACGACTGGATCGACGTGTATATCAACGCGCAGTTCGGCAAGTCGCTGTCTGGTCTACCTGTGTTCCGCTCGTTTGACAGAGACGTGCACGTTGCGAAAACTACGATGAAACCTATGTACTCTGACGACCCCCTGTTGATCGGTGTCGACGCGGGTCTAACCCCGGCGGCGGTGATAGGGCAGGTAGCCTACGATGGACGCTTGGTTGTGTATGATGCGAAAATATCTGATGGCATGGGCGCACTGAGATTTGTGCGAGAAGTGATAAAACCTCTACTGGTTAACAAGTTCCCCGGTAGACGCTCGCTTATAATAATTGACCCGGCGGCGTTTCAGCGTGCTCAGACCGATGAGCGGAC